CACTAACTATAATCTTTTTCCACGATGCCATTTTTTTATCTCCTAATATAAAATTCTATATATATAAATATATAAAACTTTGTTTTTCTTTAAGTTTTTTTAACCTTTGCCTAAATAAAATTCTTTCTCCGTTGAGTCATAGTAAATAGCTCCTTCTGTTACAGTTGGAGCAGTTGAGTTTCCACCCAATACCATTGTTCCCTCGTTGTTTATTTTAAAAACATCTTTAGTTGAAGTAACACCACCAGATTCAGTAGTTTTTTTAACAATAAAAAAATCTTCTGTAGTTGAATCACTATTTACTTCTAATTTAGCTTCTGGATTACTTCCAACACCAACTCCTACATTAGAACTACGATAAATTTCCCCATCTGTATTTTGAGACCAAAAATTATCATTAGATGTTCCGACTTCTACCCCATTCTTAAATATTTGACCAGTAACATTTAAATTACCACCAATAACTGGAGAAACTTCACCACCAATACCATTTAATAACTCGTTGTCATCATTTATCTGTAAAAGATTCTGATAAGTCTCCGATGGTGTTTTTCCTGTTAATGAATCTGGTCCTTCTGTTGGCATACATTATCCCCTTAACATAGAATGTATTGTTGTTTTTAAAATTTTATTTTTCTTAAATTTATCTGATATATTTTTATCTGTAAAATATTCAACAAATAATTTTTGTGCTTTTGTTTTATTTTTACTAAAATTTTTCTTGGATATTTTATTTTTGCTTAGTATATTAGACATATCCTTTACCGCTTCTGAAATTGTAAGTTTTTTAGATTTTGGTTTTTCTTTTTTTATAATGTCTTTTTTAGCATTTACAGAAACTTGAATTTTTGGTTTTGATGGTTGTGATTGCTCATTAATTTTTACTTCTAACTTCGTATGTGCATCAACTATAAAGTTAGATTCCCAGGGTCTAAAATAAGTATCATCGGCTACAACCTCTAATACCATATTACCACTATCACGCACATCCATTAGTCCTTTTAGAGCTCTAATTGGTATTTCACATTTACCAGAAGCATCAATACTACCATTAAAAACATAATTAATATCTTTTGTTTCTAATATTATTCTAGCAAAAGACTCATTTAGTCTAGCTCCTTCCAAAGCTATATCACAACTAAAATTTTCTTTTCTATCTGTATATAAGATATAATCACTCATTTACATTCTCCACAAATAATTGAGGTCTTACTTTTTTAGCTCTTTCTAAAACTAATTCAATATCATCTACTGATATTTCAAAATCTTCAACTACTTTTTCTTCTTCAATTTTTTGTCCTTTAACCATACATATCAACTTAACAACTTTTTTCTTTTTTTCTGTGTCTAATTCTTGATATACATTTTTATAATCTTTTCTTTTAACACTACCGAATATTTCAAAAAAAGTTTCAAACAATTCCCATACAGCCGTAATTAAATTCCAAGGCTTATCCATTTGTTCCCAAACCTTTTTAGACATTTTTACTATTCCTTATATAAATATATGAAAGTTTAAAAATCATTACTTTATACTTTCTTTAAAATTAACAGAAGTTTTTCTAATAGAATATACTTTTTTGGAAACAATTTCATCACTTACATACTTTGGTAGTAGTGGTGCTAATGTTTCTAAACTTACAGTAGACCTAATAATTCTATCAGTACCTGTACCTATTTCTTCTGAAAAATCATACGCAGTAGTTCTACAAATAATAGATGGTCTACCTTCTTTTGCATCACTCCAAGTTCTTCCACCAAAATATACTAATAGTTCTGTAAGTCTGTTTACTTGTTCGACATATTCACACCAAACTGTTATATCATATGTAACAACTACATAATCTGGAAATCTAACTTGAAATGATTCCATCTCTGGTGTTTCACCTCTTAATGGATTATTTGAACCATTTAAAACACTAAATTTATCATATTGATTTCTTTTAGAGTATGTTCGTTGATAAGTTGTATATAATTCATCCGACATTTTATTATACATCATAGCTTCATATGGTGCCATACCAGTTCTTCTAATCATCATAAGCGGTACCATTATTCTACCCTTTTGGTCTCTCATAAATCCTTCATCTTGAACTGATTTCCATCTTTCTGAATTTCCCCATATAATTGGTACATCTATAGTCTCACCATTATCAATAACTTTAGGTTTTATAGTATTTTTCATAAACCATAGTATTGTACCGTCAACATCTAGTAGTACTGTAGAAGCTTCGTTGGTTGTTGCAAACTCTTGATGTTTACGCTGAATTTGTTCGGCTCTATTTACTTCTTGTTTGGGTGTTTGACCCTCTGGTATAAATCTTCTAGCCATTATCTTTGTCTCTCAATTATGTTTAATTTACTTAATCGTGTCATATGTGTTTCTGCTACAACATCAAAATTTTGGTCTACATTTCCACCGATTAATTTATTTTCATTTATTACATCAACTTCAAAATATGCATAGTTCCATTCAATAATATCACCAACCTCAACAACAACATTACCTTTATCAATAAGATTATTTCTCAAGAAAGAAAATGTTACCGTTTGTTGTGCATCTGGTCCAAATTCATCCGTATTCCAATCAAAATCTGTAGAATCTATAAGTGCATCTAATTCAACTCCAGGATTATAAACCTTTCCCATTCCAGTTGATTCACCATAAACATTTATTTGTGTTTCTTCACTAGAAATTTTATAAACAATACAAGTTGTACCAACAACATCTGCCATTAATGATTTATTAATAGTACTAAATGTATTTACATCTCTATCTGAAAAGAATCTTCTTGCCATAATATTATCCTATGTATATTTTTAAAGGTACTTTTTTCAAAATTTCTTGTGTAGATTCAGCTTCTTGAGCTTCTTCTTGAAGAACTTCTTGTCCACTTGATTGTTCTAACATCTCTCTCAACTGCTCAACTAATGCATCTTTTTCGGCAGTAGCTTCACCTCTTAATGTATCACCATCTAATGTGGTTTCTCCACCACCACCAGGAATAGGAACTGAACCATATTTACTTCTAATCATTCCTAATAACTCTTTTGCTAAAGCTAATGTATACTTTCGAATCCATTGTTTTCCAGGGTCGTTTATTTCTGAATAAATCATATTATCATATCTTATATTAGAAAAATCTGATTGTACTCCTGACTTACCACCTTCTACTCCGTCTTGTGAACTACCAGATACTTCGTAAGATAATGTTTTGTATCTATCAGATTTAACTATATATTGAAAATAAATTTTAAATGTTTCTGTTGGTATAGGAAATATTCTTAATTTATTATTAATCAACTCAAATGAGTGTGCAGATTTTCTAATTTGGTCATTTAGTTCAATAGCTTGAACTCTTAATAAATCTTCGTGTATTGGCATCATTGTAAAAGTTACTGCTGGTGTCATACTCCCAAAACCAAATCCATCTAATAAATTTTGTGTATTTTGACCAACACCCGCATAAGGGTCAAAGTATCTTGCCATAGCTGGAGTTGGTTCGTGAAAGACTCTTTTTATTTCTATAGCTTCGTTACTCTCTGATATTTCTGACCAATCATTTAAATCGTATACTTGACTAGATGAGTTAACAGTTACAAAACCAGTTTTCCAATCAATATTACCACCAACACCAACTTCTTGACCATATGTCTCTGATACTGCTATAGCTCTTCCTAAATCTGATACTACGGTATGTGTGAAATTTGATGATGTTGGAGCTCCTTGAAGTTTACTAATATTTTCTTTTATATTATATCGATTTACAATAGCTCCATATTCAGTTACAGCTTCTTCAAAACAAGTATACAACTGAGAACCTTGTAACTCAATATCCATAATTGGAAAACCCAATCTTGTAGCACACCACTCGGCAGTTTGAAGAGAATGAGATACAAATGTTTCATCTGTATCATAAAATCCATAAGGTGTCGATTGTGTTACTTCTGTTAGTGAACCACTACCTGGCCAAATTGGTGTGTCTGCCATAATTAATCTCCTAATTTTTTAGCTACAACTTCACTAATAAATATCAAAAAGGCATAAAAAAAGGGGGGATAATCAATATCCCCCCAATTTTAATCAGATATATTAAACTACTGATTAGATGTACTGTAGACCAGCTACTTTGATTTTACCATAGAACTCACTTCTTACCATTTTCTTAGCGTATCTTGTCATAACGCCTTTTCTTGGTGTGAAGTTCACTGGGTCATAAACTAGCGGAGTCATAATCAATGGAATGTATGGAGCATACACAGCACCAGTTTCAAGGAAGTTACTTCCTCTAAATCCAACAAGGATTGTATCCTCTAACATATATGGATTTTTATAAACTGTGAATCTGTTGTTTAATGTTCCAACTTGTTGAACACCCATTGCGAATGAACTTGAATTACCATCTGTACTTACATTGAATCCAGGAATAGACTCAAGAACAGTAGCTACATCAGGACCACATACTAAGAAGTTTGCTCCACCTCTCATAGTTTTTTGATGTATTTTGTTACTTACTCTTTGAATCTTGTTACCTAGAGTCTGGAACCACTCATTTTTAGTATAAGCATATCCATTAGCACTTGACACTTGTTCAAATCCTACATTTGCTGAATTATACTCATATCCTATTTGAGCTGACCAATGTTCTGTAGTTAATGCATTCTGAATTAACATATCAAGGATTTCTAAATCGATTTCCATTGAGATGTACTCAGATAACATTGATGTAAGTTCAGCTTCAGCATCAACAGAATGATAAGCGTTAAGGTCTTGAGCTAACTCAGGAGTCCATACAGCTTTTAGTTTTCTTGTTTTTGCTACAATAGCTTTACTTTCCATCGCTACATCTATTTCAGGTATACCAGCATCACCTTCACCAGCAAAACCACCATCAGTACCTGCAGATGGACTAGCCTCAAAATCACCTCTTGAAATATCAGTAGGTTGTTTATGATAGTCAACTGTTACTGTATCTGCAGTTACAAATACAACTTGTGAATTGTCAGCATTACCAACAACGAAGTCGATGTCATATGTGTTACCAGATACTAATGTTGCAGTTGTGTACTCAGGGTAGAAAGTATCAAAAGATTCACCTGCTGATGAACTGATTTGAAACGCTCTAACACCGTTTAAGTCAATGCCTGATTTTGAAGCATCAAATCTTGTTCTGACTATAGCAGAAGTAGCAAGATTAATATCTTCGTTAAAGTTAACAGACGCTGAGTCTAAAGATGCTGATGTAATATTAACTGGTAGACCTGTAGTAGCATCTGCAGTCGCTGCACTAGTGAAGTCACCAGTGTTTGCGTGTGAAAGGTCATTGATTGAATAACCAAACCTACCTGCACCATATAGACCACCAGAAGCATCACCCGCAACTTCAGTAGTTCCGTGAATGTTTCCACTTTGTGTGAATCCAGCTTGAGCTGACCCATACTTAAAGTTTAAGTAGAATACTAGCCCAGAAGGTAGATTCATTGGCTGAACAGATACAAAATCTTTAGCAGCTATTTCACCAAACACTCGTCTTACTAATGGTAGAGCTACACCAGCCCACTCTTCAGAGTTAGCACTAGTACCAGTTTTTGATGACTCATCAATTAACTGTCTAGCCTGATTCTCAAGAAGAATTGACATTCCGTGTGTCTCTGTTTCACCGTTAAGTCCTTCCAATAGACCGGTCGGAGACCATTTGTTTACAAGACCTTTTGTTTGTTCCATAAGTGCTTTATGAGGATTGTAGCCGTCCATTAATTTATTTAATGTACTCATTTTATTTTCTCCTAATAATTATACTTATTTAATTCCAGCTAACTTCTTAAAACGATTAGCTAAATCACTACCTTCTGCAATAACTTTCTTTGAAGGTTTTGTTGATTTAACAGGTTTAGAAGCGAAAGACTCATTAATCTTAGATACTTTAACACCAGAAGTTTTTCCTGCGAAAGACTCAGCTAGTGTAGAGTAGATTAATTTGATTTCACGACTATTTTTAGCCCTATCAAATGTTTCAACAACTCTCAATTTTTGGTTATTGTTTAGGTTATAAGTTTTAAACAACTTATTTGTGAATAATAACTTAGCGTTTAGTAAGTTAACTTCATTTAGTTTACTTTTTAAATACTTAATGACTTTTCTGTGTTCAGTTAAGTCACCTTGAAGTTTTTCAACTTCCTCTGCTACATCTTCATCTTCGTCTTTATCCTCTAACTCGTCAAGAAGTTCAGATAAATCAACTATTTCTTCAACAGTTTCTTCATTTTCTTCATTTTCTTCAGCTTCTTCTTCTTCTTTGACAGCTCCAATACCAGATGATTTATCTGAATCACCTTCGTCATCACCATCTCCAATTCCAGAAGATTCATCTTCTTTAACAAGTGAGTATGTTTGACCATTAAGTTGAATTGTTTCAGCTACTTCTTCGTCTTCTTCAGATTCAATTTCAGAAACACTATATCCTTCTTCAGCGTCTTCATCTTCTTCTGCTTCTAACTCTCTAACAATAGCTTCAACATCAAGGTCGTCATCGTCATCGTCATCGTCATCATCATCATCTGAGTCTTCGTCTGAAGGTTCTTCTACTGGGTCACCAGCGTCAACATCAAGACTTTTTTCAGCTTCACCACCTTCGTGGCCAGGCTCGTGGTCTTCATCTTCATCTTCTAACTCGTCTGTAGCGATTTCGTCTTTGTCCATAGCGATTTCGTCTTTATCAGTAGAATGTATTTCTTCAGCGTCTTCATCTTCTTCAGCTTCGATTTCATCCATTTCTACTTCTTCAGCTTCTTCTTCTTTCAACTTAGCAGACAACATTGATTGTAGTCGAGGAGTGAAAGCTTCTTCTAATGCAGCTTTTGCGTTTTCTAAAGCTGTTTCTCTAACTGCTTTAGCGTCTGCAATTGCTTCTTTTAATAGATTGCTCATCACAATTCTCCCATTATTTATTTAATGTGAAATATAGTTATTAGGAACTATAATAGAAATTTAGTTTCGTTGTTCGGTACATTGTATAGATGGTCGAAAAGACCGACAATGTATTCTTGTCATATATAAATATATGTTAATTTAATAAAATACAATTAAATATACTATTTATGTAGATTTTTTTTAGATTTTTTACTTTTTCTTCTCTTTTTTTCTGATGGTTTGGTATAATACTCTCTATTTTTTAATTCAAGCATTAATTTTGACTCTTTTACCATCTTTTTAAAGATTCTAAGAGCTCCATCGACATTATTGTTGTAAACATCGACTGATAAACCTCTTAGCTGATTTCCTTTCTGTCTTTTTTTATAACTTTTCTTTTTACCTTTATTGTAAAACCTTCTTTGATTCATATTAACCTCTATTTAGTTTTTAAATACTTCTTCTCCATATCTTTATCACCAACAATGTACATAAAGAAGATTTGCTCTAATTTTGTCTTATCTACTTTACCTTTAAAATCTTTTTTTACCACATATGTAAGAAATTTATCATCTTTTATCAATTTCATTAACTTTTTTTCATCAAATTTTACTTTAGCTTCCTTTATTTGTGTAGATTCTTCAATCTTATCTTCTTTTATCTCATAATATCTACTTAATACTCTACCCATATCTTCAAACAATGATTCAACTCTCTGTTGTAGTCCTTTAGCTTCCGTAGCTACCTTAATAAATTGTTCTGAATAAGACTTTAATTCTTTCATATTACGCTTTACTGTAATTTTATCAAAAGCTTCTTCTGTTTCTCTAACGGCATGAATACCAGCTATACGAGCAATTTCAGAAAGTTTTTTAGCAGTTTCAATTATATCATACTCTCTATAAATTTCTTTCCCATAAGAAGAATAATTATTAACTCTTTCTAAAAACTCTTGTTCGTTTATTTCATTTTCTTCTACAAACTGTTCAACTAATTTTTTTAGTTTCATTGTTTTCTCCTAATTCCTCTTTTTACCTTTTCTACCTTTAAAGTAACTTCTAAATCTTTCAATGATTTTATCTCGTGTTAATACATTAACCAAAAAATCTACCTCAAACGGATGAGCTCTTCTAGTATCACCAGTTTTCAATCCTCGTATAATATCAAAAAAATCTATCTGACCGGATTTAGCTCCATCCATCCAAGTCTTTATCACTCTACCTTGAACTTTTCTTAAATCTTTTACCATCATTTTTAACTGACCATCAATAATGTTCCTAGCTTCTTTTGAAGAAAACTTTTGTAAATAAACACCTTGATTTTTAACACTTGTATCTCTACTTGGAGCTATGTAGGTATTTTCCATACTACTCAAATCAAGAGCTCCACCAATTGCACCAGCTTCATCTAATTCCTCTTCAATAGTTTCTCTAATTAGAGATTTTATTTCAGATTTTTTCATTATGTGCTACTTCCACTACCAACTTCAAGTCCCGCAAATGAAGTATTTCCAGGATTTTTAATGACTTGGTCGGCAAATGGAACTTGTCCCAATTTAGTATCTATCGAACCACTAATGTAAGAACTATGTTCGTATCTTCCACCAAATGAAGTTTCACCTTTACGAGGTGTTGTAGGTTTATACCCAAATTCTGTTTCAAATTCAGCGTCATTTAACTTTCTCCAAACTCCATCTTTTATTATAAAATGGTCTGCCATATTTATTCTCCAGCAATTATATCGTTAATTATTCTATTAACCTTGTGATATTTTGGTAATTTATTTTTACCACCAACTGATTCATTCATAGGATACATAAATGCTCCGTGTGTAGATGGATTTGATACAAAATCAAAAGCAATAAGTTCAAAATCATTTTGAACTGCTACTGTTCCATCAGATTCATTTACTGGTTCTACTGAACCTAATCCACGAGATGATATACCTAATTTGATACCACTCTTAAACAATTCTTTCAAGATGTTTCCTGCTGGTGTTGATAATACCTCAACTGTTCCTAACAAGTCATCACCTTCCCAATGTACTTCTCTAATGTTGTGTGATACATTGTTTAAATTTACAACAGATGAATCTGGATGGTCTAACTCACCTAGAGCTCTTCTTTCTTTAATCTGAACATTTGAATAGTTTTTAGCTTCTCTAGCAAGAATCTCTCTTGGATATATTCTTCCATTTTGATTCTTAGCATTTGCTCTTTGAAGAACACCAGAAACAATAAGTTTTCCATTATTCTCCTTAATAGACTCATTGAGTTGCTCTGGAGAAACTTCAAAGGTCATACAATCCATTATTAATTTTTTATTATCTGACATTATTTTCTCCTATTTGACTTACTAATTTGTTCTTTTACAATTTTTCTAATAGAGGATATTATACCCTCGTTACGAACTTTTTTAGCTTTCTCTTCTTTTGCTAAACGAGCTTGCTCTCTAACGAATTTTTTAAATTGTTTTGCTAGAGCTTTCTCTCTAGTATATGTTCCATTCTTTCTCTGTAGAGATGTTGGTAAATCAGTATCCTCTCCTAAATTAACATAGTGATGAACTCTTTTAGCATCTACCATATATCGCTTACGATAACGATTTTCTTCTAATTGTCTAAACCACTCTCTAATTTGCTTTAGAGTATATTTTTGATTTTTCATTTTCATCTCCTATGTCCACAAAGCTTTCTTTTTAAATAAATCAAAGAAAATAAGTGCTACTTCCATTCTAATAATGTCACTTATTTTTCTTAAATCCTTATCAGTAATTTCTTCACTAACTAATTCATAACCAGTACTAATTGTAGATATTTTTTTTCTTTTCTTTTTATCTTTCTTTTTTTTACTACTAAACGCATATGGTGTTCTAGGTGGGCCTTCACCGCCGTCTAAATTACCAGTAACTGAAACTTCATCTAGTTCTTGTCTGATAAGCTCTTTAATTATTTCTTGGAGTTCGGACTTACGCATTTTTTTAATTCCTTTACCAATTCATAATAACGCATTAAATTCAAGACTTGGGAGTCTTTGACAAAATTTCCTAATTGTAAATTATCAAGTTGATTAGTAGATTCTTTTAATTTTATAGCCGTAACTTTATCATCTACTTTTTTAATTAACCCAATAAGTTGTTTTTTAACTCTTTTTACTTCCTTTCCAATGTATTCTTTTAATCCATTAGAATTAGATAAATTATTTATATACTCTCTTAATAATTTTTTCTGATGAGAATCTAAGTTTTTATATCTATCGTTAAAATTATCTACAAGAATTTTATATGTAAGTAATCTAACATCTTCACTTTCTTGTTTTAATTTAGCTATTTTTTTAGATTCTTTAACTGTTTTTCGTTTTGTTGTAGAGTGTGACATTAAATGCTCTATAACGGTATACTTAGTATCTGCTGAATCTTTGGGGTCATAACCCTCAGATAAAGTTTCTAAATCGAACATTTTATATATAGAAGCTAAAATTTTATAATCTTTTATTTTAGCATTAAAAAATTCTTTAATCGGATATTTTTCTTTTATATCTTTTATAAAATTATATTTTTCTCTTTTTAATTTTGAATTATTTAAAGAGGTTCTTACCTTTAAAATTTTTTCTAAAAGGTATTCCGCTTTATTTTCAGAAGGACAAGATTCTTTAACTAACAATTGATATAATTGAAGTTCTTTGCCTAATTCAGTTTTTTTATTAAAGTACTTTTTCATCAAAGATACACTAGTAGGTTTTGAAATATTTTCCATCAAGTCTACTGTTACTTGACGAGATAACAATTCAAAAAGAATACCAGTATTCTTCAATTTCAAATGTTTTATTTTTTTCATCTACTTACTCCCATATGTTATTTAGAACATATATAATAATGCGTTTTATCACTTATAAATATGTTGAAAGTCAAAATATATCCACATATATTTAACTTTCTTCGTCAGCTTTTTCTGTATTTAGATAGTTATTATACTCATCTTCAGTTTCTAAAGTCTCTTGTATAATTTTTTTATCTAAATTCTTTTTCAAACCTAGATTTTTTAATGTTTTTTGTAATTCTTCTTTTCTCATACCAACTTTACCCAACGGGTCTCTACCTCTAGCAGAACCATCTTTGCCATATTTAGGTATTTCTTTAGGTCTTCCTGCACCATCAAACCCTTCTTCTGGTGCTCCACCTTCTCCACCATCAGTACTATCTTCACCATTACCCTCTTGTTGTACTGCAGCTAAATCGTGAGGTGTACCAAATGATAATCCAGATTTGATTGGGTCATTACCCTCCATAGATATTTGTTCATATCTGAAATTCCTTTTCTGGTCATTAACAATTCCCCATCTCATTCTATCCATCTCTTCTTCATTAAGATTAAAAATATTTTGATAAACCCATTCTGAAGAAGCTAACTTATCACTTATCATAGAATTAGCTAAATTTGTTTTAGCATCCCACAGTTCTATTTTTTCTTGCTCATATATTGTAGATGACTTAGTTAGTTCTAAATTAAAATTAACTAAAGATTCGTCTGTAAATCCTTGTGAGTATAAATGAACTATACCTATTTTAGTCAACTCCGATACTAATATTCTCTGTATTCTTTCTACCGTTCTAGCGAATCTAACATCTTCTGCCGCTAATGTAGCTTTAGCATTAACTTGTTCTTCGTATCCAAGAAATGCTTTTGGTATCTTTAATGCTGACATCATTTTGTTTCTTAAATATTCTATATCTTCTACTGCATCAAAAGTTAATCCACTTAAAGATTCTATTGATGTTCCACTATCCCCACCACGAACGGGTAAATAAAAATCTTCTGTTACATTTTGTAAATTATATTTTAAATTATATTCACCAGTTTTTGGGTCGACAAGAGGAGATTTTTTCATCTTATTAATAATTTGTTGCATATAATTATCAACTTCATTAGGTGGGATGTTTCCAATGTCTATTTGAAATATTCTTTTTTCTGGTGCTCTCATAATACGATGAACTAACATAGCATCTTCCATAAGAGATAATGCTTTCCAAGTTTTTCTAGCATTTTCAATCATAGCTTTCCCATAAGGAAGATAATTAGAATCTGAAAGTAATCTAAAATGTGCTACTTCATAAGCTTTAAGTTCTTCTGGTACACTATTATATCCTTGTGATAAAGTTGTAAATTTAACTTCTGTAGAATTTTCTGGGTCTTCTAATCTTTCTAATTCATAAACTGATATTGGATTGACACCAACAATTCCAACATCTTCGGCTATATCCATCTTTAAAAAGAAATCACCATACTTAACCATATTACGACACCACGGCCATAAATTAAATTCTATATTTAAAATGTCATAAAAAAGATTATGTAAAATTTTCTTGACATTTGCATCATCAGAATGTATTTTTAAAACTTGGTCAAATTCATTCTTCATAGTAGATTCATCTGCATAAACATCAAGTGCAGAAGCAATAATTGGGTCATTATCCATCTCTTCATAATCTGCGAATAAAGACAATCGTTGAGCCATAAATTGTCCAGTCTGATTATATCCATATTGGTTCTGGCCACCTGAATGTAACCTTGTATACCTATCTGTTAAAAAATTGGTAGCACCTTTATAGGCTTGTGTCCTATCCGTATCAACGACTTTTAATTTTTTTCCACCCACATTCTTAACAACAGTTTGTGTTGAAAATAATCGTCTCATTCTACCAAAAAATGTATTATCTGCCATATTTTACCTCTTCTTATTTATCTAATAACCATTCTAAATTTTCTGTTTTACCACCAACTTCCATCTGATATGGATTACCTGTTGCTGGTTTATTATCGTATATTGGTGCACTATGACCAAAGTTCTGTAGTGAGTTTTTAGTTAGTTGCATCTGTTCAGTTCTCAATCTCAAAGCAGTATCTCTAACCCACAAACCAATACAAAAAGCCATAGTTAAATCATCGTTATATCCTTCCAAAGCTTGTGCTTTATTGTTCTTATATATAAATACTAACAACTCATCAATTAGTCGTTTTGAACGAACAACAACGGCTTTTTCTCTAAAACATTCATCAAGTTTTGAAATAATTAATGGTCTAGTTCTCATCGTTGTAGAGAATCCAGCTACCATATTTTTGTCTTGACTTCTATATTTGTTTCTCATCTGATTTTCAGTATCAACATACTTTAAATCTGCAGATGAATAGAATAAATTTTTATATCCTCTATCTATAACTTGTTGAATTGCAGCCCAACCAATACTAGCATTCTCCATAACTAATATTGCATCATTATATTTAGTTGCTACTTCAACACATAAATTTCCAAAATCTTTTGTTGGTATTTGTCCTTTGTATTCTGCTACTTGAGTCAAATTATCAACATCAATAACTTGTATAGCAGAAAAATCTTTTCCGTCTCCTCTTGCCGTATCAGCACTTACCAAGTAACTTTTTGTATAGTCTGGTTGCTCCCATATCCATAAATTACTATCAAATCCTTGCTTCTCAATTGGTTCTTTGACGAATGTCTGCTCATACCACTCTAATAGTTTACCATCAACTACTGTCTGACCTGAAGATACAAAGTCACAATCACATTCTTGAGCGGCCATCTTAGGGCCTAATAAATCGTCTTGTTTTTTTCTCCAAGCTTCATCTCTCTCAGGATGTAAGTCCCAAGGCAATCTAACAAAGTTCCACTCACTTCCATCACCTTCTTCAGCTTCACACCA